GGATTTAATCAGTTGAGAGAATATTATAATGAAGAAAACAATAAACCTATCGTATTTTACACAATGATTTGTTATGCGTTTAATTATCAAATTCGTTTTAATCAGAACGGCAAATATAATATGCCTTTTGGCAAAGCAAGAAGTAGTTTCAATCCATCATTGAGACAGAAATTCATAACATTTACGGATGCTTTGCATAACAAGGATTGTATGTTTTTTAATGTACCATTTCATAAATTTAGATTTGATGAATTAGAAAAAGGTGATTTTGTTTATGCTGATCCACCTTATTTTAATAGCGTAGCTGCTTACAATGAGCAAGGTGGTTGGACAGATAACCACGAAAGAACATTATTGGCACATCTGGATGAATTAAATTTCAAAGGAATATCTTTTGCTCTTAGTAATAATCTCAAATATGATAATCCATATTTAGATGAGTGGAAGAATAAATATAATGTTCATTATCTTAGTGGTGATTATAGTAATTGTAATTATCATAAAATTGACAGAAGTAAGGATTGTGAAGTATTAATAACAAATTATCAAAGGTAGCAAGAATCATAGATTTCTTGAGAAATGGAGGAAGGTTATGGATTTTGAAAATTATTGCAAAATGTTAGAAAGCGATCTAAATGAAAAGTGGAAAGAAATTCATATTTTGGAAGACAAGTTATCTTCATTAGAAGAAATAATTAGATCAGCTAATAACAAACTTGAAGATTACTATAATCAACAGAAAATTAATGACTATTTTAGTGATAATGGAAAGAGATTGATTTGTAGGGTAATTGAAAATTGTCAAAAGATTGTAAATGATACTTTTGAGTCAGAAGGAGAATAAGATGGCAGGAGGTGACACGATGAGCAAGATATATGATTATAACGAATATCAAGATCAGCGAGTAAAGGTTATATATACAAATAAAAGACAATATAGAAAAGAAGATATTGTTGGTCGATATGGACAAGTTATTAAAACTACAGGTGACTCAATAGCTGTTCAGATTGATGGAATGTACAACGCAGCAAGTTCCAATGGATTATATTGGTTCAGTAGAAGTGAATTGAATATTATTAGAGATGAAAGTGAGGATAATAAAATGACAGGATTTGAACAGATAGCAATTGTTAATTTAGTAGAGGATTATAGTAAAAAGGACTATGGTTTTGCTTTATATGGGAATGAATGGAATCTTATTTTAGAAAAAGATTCATCAAAGCATCCAGTATATGTTGTAGTAAATGCAAGAGGAAAAGACAATAGAGTTCTTGGCATTGTAAAAGAATTAATGACAGTTGAAGAATATGGTAAGAATGTAACAGCTCAGGTTGTTGGCGTTGTTAATATGGATGGATATAACGCAAGAATTGATGAAGAAAATCGTTTAAAGGAAATTGCAAAGCAGAAGGCATCTATCGAGAAGGAATTAAAGTCAGAAATTGATAAGATGAATAACATTGCCTTATATGAAAAGATGGCAAAAGAACATCCTGAAAATCCAAGACTTGCGGAACTTGTTAATGCACTGAAAGATTTGGGAGAATAAAACATATGAAGAAATGTGTAATTTTAGAAATGGAAAATAACAATGATTTTGAGAATGCTATGGATGATTATTTAGACGCTGGATACAAAG